GCGCCACTTCTTGAGTGTTTAGCTCTGAATCTCCCCAGATTGGCGTTGTGCCTGTGGCAACAAATTCTGTACCGACTGTCGGTTCGTCCACCGAGCCTACGCCCGACAGATCAAAATCATCGCCAGTCTTTGTAACTTTGTATTTCTTTCCAACGACAAGCGTTCCACTGGTAATCTTCTTAAAGGAAACATCAAACTTTAGGGGGATGTTGACAAACGCTGGACGTGTCTTCGCATACCCTCCTCGCATCGTAACGTTACCAGCAAACGATGCTTGGTTGCGCGACAGAAGGTTTGGAGAACGTCCGGCGTCTACTCCGCGTTCCAGCGTAAGGAACCCATCGCTAATGCGCTGGCGATCTATAACGGGCATTAGGCAAAGACGCTAAAGGAAAACTCTTTTGTTGTGGCAGTTGCTGGCAGCTGAACCTTTAGCAGTGATGTGCTAATTGTGTGAACATATAGGCCAACTGCATTTAAGTCGTGTGGCGTAATTGAAACTGTTGGAAAAGATGAGCTAATAGAAGATGAGAAGTTGATTGTAATTAGGTGGGTTGCAAGTTCTAAAACTCCGCAGTTTGTTGCTGTTCCATTATAGGCCACGCTAGGGCTCCCTCCTGTCGTGTATATTACGCGCCCCATTGCCTCCATACTGACCGCACTCGACGAGCTTGCCCATTGCGGTGCAGATGTTCCCTGCTCCAGAAGTTGCCCTGCCGTTCCCTTCCCTAACTTTACCCACGCGCTACCGTTCCAGTAGGCAATGTCGCCAGCTGACCCGCCTGCGTTGGCGATGCTGGCAATGGGGAGTTGGCCGCTGGTAGTTACAGTATTCAGCGCAAGCGTGCCGGAAAGGTCTGCATATCCAACGGTTTCCCAAGCGAGCCCCGTGGCTGCGCTGCTGTCCACGCCAAGAAACTTTGTGTTACCAGAACCAACAGCCAGCGCCAAATTGCTGCTTCCGTTGTGTGTTACGAGCGAACCCTTTGCCAACGTGGGAACACTTGTTCCAGCTGATCCTGTGTCTCCTGCGTCACCCTTTAGCCCAGCTGGACTAATGGTTTGTCCGTCAGCAATACTTGCAGCTGCTGCTGCATTGGTTGGTGTTCCGTAAAGATTCTTTAGGGTGATCGAGGTGCTGCTGGGTTTGGCTGTAACTTCAAAATAACCCGCTGTTTGCACATACACAACCTGTCCAATGGTTGCCCAAGCCGAGGCTGCCACATCGGTTGTAACCGTGCTATTGACAGCTGGCATTGTGAAATCACCAGTGCTGGCGTGGGTTGTGGTATAGGAATTGTTGCCACTTGTGCCAGCTGCGCCAGCTGCACCAGCGGCTCCAGCTGGGCCTGCTACATTAACGGTTGTGGAGGTGCAAGTGGTTTCGCAGCAATCTGTATTTTGATTTAATGTGACAGCCATCGTTTGACAGTTTGAAAAATTTGTGGGGGATATTCCCCCGTTAGAGAGTATAACCGCAACATACCCCCTTACTGTCAAACGGTTTGATTAAGCACAACTATGGCTTGGCGTTTGATGTGCAACTAAACGAGATTGAGCTGGAGTTGTACGCCTTTAGGATTAACCACTCGCCGGATCGCGGCGGGCTGGGTGCGTATCGTCATTTTAGGAACGCAGTAGATTTTCTCTGGCCAAAGATGATCTGGAATCCGTGGCTGGAAAAACAGATCGAAAGCCTGTGCGAGAATCAGTGGGTGTGCTGGGCCGGATGTGGAGCCAGCGGCAAAACCTATGCTGCTAGTCTTTACTCAATGGTTTACTTTCTGGCTGCCCCGCTTCAGACCTCTATTATCCTCACCTCCACCACGGCCAAGATGATTCGCAAGCGGGCTTGGCCTGTCATTCAAGACCTTTATCGAACGTGCAAAGGCGGTTATCCGGCCCATATGGTGGATAGCAAGACCACATTGCAGGCTATTCGCGGCGATGATAAGCACGCCATCTTTGCCATCCCCGTGCTGGATGGGGCCACCTCAAAAGCAGTGGCCAACATACAGGGTATCCGCTCCCCGAGAACAATGGTGATCGTGGATGAGGCCACCGATACGCCGGAAGCTGCGTTTGAAGCGTGCTCCAATCTCCAGAAAGGCACGAAGGAGTTCAAGTTTCTGGCGATTGGGAACCCGCACAGCAAGTTTGACCAGCACGGGAGTTCTCCACCCCGGCAAAAGGGTGGTCAAGCGTCAGTATTGAGGACGAGGAGTGGGACACGGAGCGGGGCGTATGTGTCCGCTTCGATGGCCTCAAGTCTCCCAATATGCAGGCCGGTAAAACCAAGTACGACTTTCTGATTTCCGAGGATCAAGTGCGGCAGGCACAGAAATATGATGGCGAAGACAGCCCGAAGTTCTGGAAGTACACACGAGGGATGTGGTCGCCGGAAGGGGTGTGTAAAACTGTTTTAAGTGAGAGCTTGGTTGAGAAATATAAGGTAATGTTTCCCGCTGTTTTTGTAAAAAAGAGCCATATGATGGCTGGCCTAGACCCGGCTTTCAACGGGGGAGATCGGTGCGTGATTCAGCTTGGGCGCTATGGAGATTTTGATAATGGGAAAATGGGTATCTCATTGGAGCGCAATGAGATAATAGAGATTGACGCACAGAGCAGCGAGCCGGTTCACTTCCAGATTGCCAACCGTGTGCGGGCGATCTGCGAGGAGAACAAGGTTAAGCCACAGCATTTGGCTATTGATGCCACAGGCGAGGGCGGAGGACTTTGTGACATTATTGCCAAGACGTGGAACCCCGCCATACAGCGGGTGGAGTTTGGCGGGAAGGCCAGCGAGCGCCCGGTTAGCCCCGAGGATTACCGCAAGAGTAGTGACGTATATGCCAACAAGGTGACTGAGCTTTGGTTCAGCGTGAGGCAGTGGATTATCAATGAGCAGCTGCGCGGTATGCACCACGAGGCGGTGATTGAGTTTTGTTCTCGTATGTTTGACGACGAAAAGCGTATGACAATCATCGAAAGAAAGGTTGATATGAAGGCTCGTACCGGCAAGTCGCCAGACTTTGCTGATGCAATTACGTTGGTGGTGGAGATGGCGAGAAGGCTTGGCGGGTATGCCACGGCTAATCGTTTGAAGGGCGGCTTAACTAGCTGGGATAAGATGGTTCGGGATTGTGATAGCATTTATCACGACACCTTTGCGTCAGTATGAATAGAAAAAAATGTTACGATATTCTTCCAGAAGAATCGGAGGAGGAGTATATGGTTTGGTTTTGGTAGTTGTTTATTATGGATAAACTAATAGAAACAAGCGTTGTTCCGCCGGGTGGCTACAGTTATACGCAGGAAGAAACGGGCCAAGTGTTGAGCGCTGACAGTTTTCACCAGCTGGTTGCTCGGGTGGTGGCTCACAGGAAAGCCAATAACCTACCAGTTCCTTTTAATATTTCAGATATTGTAGAGGAGGATGTCTGCAAAAACAGGAAAGAATTATGTCAGGGCTATGTTCCTGCTCCTCCAAAAAAGAAACTGATTACACTGGATTTGGCCGTTCGGCTTACCAGAACCCTAGTTGCAGCTGGCGGAAAAAGGGTTGAGTCGCAGGCAGAAGCAGATCAACGGGCTGCTATCTGTGCAATGTGTCCCGACAACGTTGAGCCGCAGGGCTGCTCTGGGTGCAAGAGCAATCTGATAAAGAAGGCTGTCGAGTTTATTGTTGGCTCTCGTGAAACTCCGTATGACAACCTTCTAAAATCGTGCAAACATTGCGGTTGCTTTAATGCCGCCCAGATTTGGCTGCCGCTTGAGGCTCTGCAAAAGACAATGGTTGATGGCGAAAACGAGGCGCTTCCCGATCATTGCTGGAAAAGAAAATGAACAGTAATACTTTGCCGCTTGAAAATATTGATGAGGGCGGCGCACCCCCAAAGGCCAGATTGTCCTCACCAGAATCGGTGGTTGATCTGGTGCAGATGCTGACTAGAGCAGATGCCGAGCGCGGGCGGGTTAGGGCCAAGGTGAAGGGAATCGTAGATGGCAACCCTCCTTACAGCACGGCGCAGCTCAAGCGCACAGGCCAAGCCTACCGCACCAATGTGAATTTCCGTGAGGCCGAGGCATTCTTTGCGATTGCGCTGACAGCGTTTTATGATGTTTTCAGCGAAACCCCGACCTACGCCACCGTTAAGACAAATGTAGGAACCGATGCCGAACGGGTACAGTATAGCAGGGTTATTACAGAGGAATTTGACAGGCTCCAGAAGAAGGATCGGGAGTTTGATTACACGATGCAGCTTTCCCAACACGAGATGGTTCTGTTCGGATCGGGGCCGCTCACGTTTGAGAACCCAACCAGCTGGCGTGCTAGGGCGATTAAGTCTGGCGATCTTCTTTTGCCGGAGAACTCACGAAGCAATCCCAACGACTGGGAGGTTGCAGCGGTTCGCAGGCGCTATC